GAATAAGAAGTACGTTAACTTTGGTTCGGATAATCTTTATCCATTATACCTTGTAGACTTATTTAACAGGTCAGCAAAACACAACGCTATATTAACAGGCAAGCAGACTTACGTTTATGGCGCAGGTTTGAAGATGGAAGGCGTTTGGGATTTATTTGCCAACGCAAACAGATTTGATTCTTTAGATGAAATATTCAATAAGTGTATTTTAGACAAGTTATTGTATGGCGGTTATGCCTTGCAGATTATTTGGGATAGAGTAGGCGAATCAATAGCCGAGATTTATCACATGGACTTTAGCAAGATTCGTTCAAATGTAGATAACACCGAGTTCTATTTTTCAAACGATTGGGCTGACCCTAAAAGCAAGCAAAAAAGTTACAAGGTATTTAACCCTGAAAAGAAGCAAGGCGCACAAATATATTATTACAGAGATTACAGACCTGCCACTGCTACTTATCCTTTGCCTGAGTACATTGGTGCGATTCCTTATGTAGAGTGTGATGTAGAGATAGCCAATTACCATAGAAGCAACTTGCATAATGAGTTCTTTTTTGGTGGGATTTTGTCGTTTAACAATGGCGAGCCAACGGAAGACGAGAAGCAAGACCTAGTTCGCAGGTTAAACAGACGGCACAAAGGCACGGATAACGCAGGTAGGTGGATTATAAACTTTAGTGATAGAGTAGACAACGCACCAACTGTTATCCCTATTCAGCCTAATGAATTAGACAAGCAATTTAACCTACTTAATGAGCAGGTTCAGCAAGAAATATTTGTAGCACATAAGATAACTTCACCAATGTTCTTTGGGATAAGAGTTGAAGGTCAATTAGGCGGCAGAGCAGAGATGATAGATTCGTTTAAACTATTCGAACAGAACTACATTAGACCAATTCAGCAGCATTTCGAGCAGTTGTTCAACTACCTAGCTAATAAGTCAGGCAGCACGGCAACACTTGAGGTAATGCCTTTAGAGATGTTTAAGCCTGCGTTTACTGAGCAGACCTTAATTCAGATAGCTACTAGACCAGAGATGCGTGAAATGGCAGGTTTACCACCTGAACCTGAAATAGCAGAAGCAGAACCAATGCAAATGAGCAGCCAAGATTGGGAACGTGAAATAAGAGTGTTCTCAGAGTTTGGCGAAAGTGCAGATTTATACGATGAGATAGAATCTAGGAAGATAACTTTTAGCGATGACCATTATGAGTTTGAAAGTCATTTAGAGTTTAACGAAAAGGAATTATTTGCTACTATTTACGAGCCTACAACTGCAGAAAAAAAGTTGTTAGATATAGTTAAAAAGAATCCGTTAATTTCTCAAACTGACATCGCTAAAATAATGGATATGACTAGGGGCGCAGTCGGCAATATGTTAGACAAATTAAAGCGTGAGAAACTACTAGGAATAACAGAGGGTGCATGGAACATATTGACAGTTCCACCAAGAAGCAGCGTTTTAGATAGGGTAACCGATGAGTTATCGAAGTTCAATGTTAAGTATAAATACACAGGTCCACGTGATAACAAGAACCGAGATTTTTGCAGAGCATTACTCAACTTAAACAAGGTTTATACAAGAGCAGAAATTGACAAGATAAGTGGAATAGTTGATAGAAATGTATGGACAAAAAGAGGCGGATGGCAGACAGTTAAAGGCACAGATATTCATTTACCATTTTGCCGCCATCAATGGAGTTCAGTATTAGTAAAGAAAAAATAAGATGTTAAACACAACAGTACTATTTATAGGAGAGGCGGCACTAAAGCAAGAAAGTGTTATTAGTGAGAATGTAGACCCAAAACTTTTGATTCCTACAATCAAGGAGGTTCAGAATATTTACATACTTCCATTATTGGGAACTGCTTTATACAACGAATTAGTTACCCAAGTGAGTGGTAATAGCGTGAGCGCAGATAACACCATTTTACTTCAATCGTATGTTCAACCAACTATGATTAAATATTGCGTCTACGAGTCTATGCTAGATTTAAGTTTCAAGTTCCAGAACAAGAACGTAGCTACTAAATCGAGCGAGTTCAGTCAGCAAGCAAGTTTAAACGATATTCGTTACCTAATGGATAAGGCAATCAATCGGGCGCAATATTATGCAGAGCGAGTAACCTTGTTTTTGATGGCAAATAACATGAAATATCCTGCTTATTTAAATCAAGGCAATGCAGACATCTCAACAATTTATCCAACTGCTAAGAACTACTCAAATGGTATGTACTTAGGTGGCGATATTGATTGTGACGATATACCTGCAAGAATAAAGTATCAAGGCAATAACCCAAGAAGGTGGATGTTATGAGAAAAGAAGGAAGCAAGAATAAAAGTAACGTAGAGAAATTAAAACAATTTGTAAAGAAATATGAAGGTCACTTTAAATCAGTTGATTGCCGAGTTGCAAACAATAGCAACAAACCACGAGCAAATAAATAGCTTTTTCTTTGGTGACATTGCAGACTTAGGAACAGAATCTCCTATGCAGTATCCTGTATTTTATGCTGATGTAACGCCTTCAAATTTTACTTATAAAGTGATTGCAGTTAACTTGCAAATAATGGTGATGGACATCGTTAAAAAAGACCTATCAAACGAAAACGATGTGTTGAGCGATTGCTTGCAAATAATGGAGGATATAATTATCAAACTACGTGACCCAAGTAAGGTGTATTTAATTCAAGATTCAATCAGTCTAAACCCATTTAGCGACTCTCAGGGAGATGAAGTAAGCGGATGGACTGCTAATGTTACCATAAATATTCCAAGCACTTACAACGAATGTGCAGTGCCTTCAAATTAGTATAAAATAAAAAAATAATATTTAACAATATGACAAATGACCAAAAGATTTTAGGCGGTAATGGATGTTTATTCATTGATGCAGCCTCGACAGGCAATAGATTTTACTGCTTAGTGGTGAATGCAAGTTGCGTTTTAACTACTTTAACAAGTGCAGGTGGACAGAATTTGCTTTCTCAGTATGGTTTATCAGGTAAGACTTTGAGTGCAGGAATGGTTATTCCTATGTTCAATGGTGACCCTATCGCAGCAGTAACTCCTTCAAGTGGTTCAGTTATCGGTTACGGATATAGGGAGGTTTAAATATGATTGGAGTTGGAATAGGACTACCATTTTTTAAATCATTTGGAGCAATAGACGCACAAGCACAAGCGCACTTTAACAGAGTAATAGCTGATGGCGGATTAGTGCCTAGTGGTTTAAGTGGCGTTAATGCCTTTTTTAATACTGTTAAAACCATTTACGGAACATCAGATATAAATACTGCCATTAGTGTAGGATTAGACCCTCAAGTGCTAGGCTATAAACTTGGAGCAGGTTCTGGTACTACATTAGGACAAGCAGCGCAAAAATTGTATTCTCCAAAAGATGTATTTGCTGGCATAGGAACAGGAAATGCATATTGGGAAGGTAGTGGAGTTGCTGGTAATTATGTAAGTACACCAAATGCAGCAGCAAACCAAATTTCAGGTGATATTGAGATAATAGCCAAAATTGAAGGGACATTTTCAACAGGTCAGAGAATAGTTAGAAAAAGAAGCACTATTGTAAATTATGATTTCTACATCTCAGATGCAACAAATACTCAATTATCTATTTTCTTTGGTGCATCTATTGGACTTGCTACAAGTTCTGTTGGTTTTACAATGATTGCTGGAGGATTGTTTGTTAAAGCAACAAGAACTGCTTCAAATGGTAATGTAATATTTTCAACTTCAAGTGATGGTATTACTTACACACAATTAGGAACAACCCAAACCACTATTGCAGGAAATTTAATAACAAGTACAGATATTTTGGAAATAGGCTCAGCCTCAGTAGGAACTGCTGCAAATTTCAGTGGCAAAATTTACAGAGCAACTATTGCCACAAGTTTAGGAGGCGCACCCGTAGTTGACTTTAACCCTAATCAATATACAGGAGCAAATACATGGACATCTACTACCTCAGAGGTATGGACAGTAAATAGAACAGGAGCAGGTTTAGCAGATGTAGTACAAACAACGGCAGCAAGTCAGCCGCTTTTATTGGTGCATAGTGGGGCGAATTATTATTGGAATAGTGGCGTTACTGGCAATGTCGTTTATTCAAATAACAGTCTTTCGTTGACATCTCAATGTGATGTTAAATGTAAAATAGGGAATATAACTAATACTGGAAGGTTTGCATCTCAAGACGGTGCAAATAGGAATTTTGACTTCTTTTTTTCAAACAATACAACGGGAATACTCTCAATGAGGTGCAACACCGCATTCGCAACTCAAGTAAATAGTAGTGTAGGATTGGGGCTAACTTCTGCATATAGTGGGTGGGTAAGGTTTACTTATTTATCAAACGGAACTAATGCAGATGTAAAATTTTATACAAGTTCAGACGGCACGACATGGACACAACTAGGAACGACACAAACCATAATATCAACGGGTTTAAGTTTTGGGACTTGCGCCTTAGGCGTTGGAGGTAATGAGGCGGGAGGCTTTAATGCAATATTAGGATATGTTTATAGAGTTTTAATTTCATCAACAATAAATGGTTCGGCTCAAAGAGACTTCAACCCTAACCAATACAACGCTGCAACAAGTCAAACACAATGGACTAGTTCAACGGGGGAGGTTTGGACTATTAATACGGGAACGGCTACTAGTGGTTATAAAGGTGTTTTGGTTGATAGGAGTATTGTGCAAGGTGACGGGGTGGATGATACTTTAATAACTGGGACTATTGCAAGTAGGCAGTATTTTACGTCTATTATTTCGGTAAAAATGGCAACCACTGCAAATAAAACGTTTATAGGTTCAACTTTAGATTCTCATTTATTTTATACCGCTTCCAATTTATGGAGGGCTTATAATGGGGCTGAAATAACAGGTAGTGCAGCATCAACTACATTGAATATGATAACCATTAAATTTAATAATACTTCTAGTTCGTTTGTTTTAAATAATAATACTCCAATAACAGGAAGTACAGGAACCCAAAGCAGTACAAACGTTAAAATATTTGGCGGAGAAAGTGTATTTGGAAATTCCATTATAAATACAGTCATTCAATTATCCTCAATTATTGATTCAACACAGCAAACAGCCATGTATAATGTTTTAAAATCAATGTCAAATAACGCTTTTTAATTATGATAGAACCAACACAAATTTACCCTTGCTTTTTTGCTTGTAAAAATGAAGCAGAGTTTGAGAGTTTAGATACACAAGCTTGCGAACTTTTAGACTTTCCTAATGCAGGGGCGAGCGATTATTGTAATCAATTGGTAGATATAAATGGTATAATTTATTTTATTGTCAACCCTGAAGTGACTTCTTTATTTACTCAAGCACAATTAGACACTTGCATACCTTACGAGGATATTGTTTTGCCAACACCTGAGCCGATAGGATAATGAAAGAGAAATACACCATCTATTTAATCACAGGTTTAATCGCTTATCTTACGCCAATTTTAACGAGTTTATTATTTGTTGGCGGATTAGTGATGTTCGATTGGATTACGGGAGTAATGAAAGCACATAAGCTAGGAACATTAAGCAGTAGAGCAATGATAAAGAAGTTTTACACGGGTGCTAGTTACTTAGTTGCAATAGCAGCAGTTAGATTATGTGAGGTGTATTTTGGTGATGAAATTCCATTGGTAAAACCTGTGATTGCTATGATAGCTTTGAGCGAGTTACAATCTATGCGAGAAAATATCCAAGCGATTACAGGCATCGACTTATTAAAGAATTTGTTTAACGTGTTACAACGCAAAACTGAAGCATGAGAGACATCCGATTTTTAGTAATTCATTGTACGGCTGGTCCGCAAGACCAAAAGACCCAAGACATTAAACATTATTGGGC